GCAGTGCAGGCTCAGATAGAAGAACAGTTACGACTTCTTGAAGAAGCGGCCACTAAAGAAGCATCGAAAATGAAGCTTTTAGATATACCAAAGATAACAAATGCTAGATTATAAGGAGGTAAATTATGTATGGAACTATAATGAATTATGGGGCATATATAAGTAGAAAAGGTCTTCCTTTTATAAACTCTGCCGATAAGAATAGTCCTACGGGATTATTTTCAAAAGATATATTTGGAGTAACGGACGAAGATAGAGAAACAAAAGCAGCTTTAATAAACTTACACTGCTATGTAATGCGTCCGTTATTCGTAGCTATATTCAGAACAGTTCAACGTTCAATAGCAAACTGTGCTACCTCTAATAGTAATGGAGGAGATTTCTATATAAGAAAAGGAATGTTTGGACCATGTGATGATAAATATATGCCAGAGCCAGGGGATATAGTAGGAGGAGGACCAAGATTTCTGTATGAGAATTGGGACAAAATAGATACACGTTCTTGGGAACAAGAGTTCGGTAAATACGCAAATAAAGAAATGAAATCTTCTATAAGTAAGTTTACAAAAGAACAAATGTTTAAACACCATCAATATGTATTACCAATAGCATATAGGTCGGAAGAGGAAGATAGTAAGATATTAGTAAACGATATTAATATCTTATTATCAGATATAATACGTTATAGCAATGTATTAGCATCAATAGGAAATAAACAGTCTATGGGGATAGATGTAAAAACAAGAGATATAGAATGTCTAGTTCAAAGAGCTTGTAACGAATATTACAACTTTATGAAAGGTAGACACGTAGGACCAAAAGGAACAGGACGTAAGCAAATACTGAGCCGTTCTGTAGATAACAGCTCTCTTATAGTAATGCTTCCACACGTGTGGACTAATAAGAAGCTTGGAAAAGGATTACAAAAGTATACAGATATAGGAATTCCTATTCATCTGTTGTGTAAAATGTTTAAAGATACAGTAATTAAGTTTAGCAAAAACTTTATAGATTATCTATACGATAGAAATGCATTCCCACCTGATACGCAACAAGATTTACTTGCATATTACGATGTGGAATTCTTATCAGACGCTATAGATAAATTAGAAGACCCATTCTTCCGTGTATCAGATTTCCCTGCTATATGTAAGAATGGAACAGAGTTTGCTTCTATAGAATTAGAGTTTATAGTAGATAATAAAGGAACTCCTAGTCCACTTAAGAAAACTCTTTCTTGGCTAGAATTCTTCTATATAACTTGTACTGTATTTGCAGATTTAAAACACAATCGTGGTATTGCTACTACACGTTACCCTGTAGATAGCCAATTATCACAGCAATATATATTCCCAGTTGCACTGACACTTACTCCATATTTACTTAAATCAGTAAAGGTATTAGACTTTACATATGATGGAGTATTCCCGTTAGTAGACGATTGGGTAAAGAATCATTACAATGAAAAAATATTTGAGCAAGGAAGTCGTGTGTATGCAGGACTGGCGGTTGGATTTAATGGTACATCGCTAATAAGACGTGGCGATTACATCCTAATAACAACTATAGATGTTAGATGGATGAAATCGAAGTTGCCCTTCATTAGAGCGATCTAATGTCGAAAGTACGTTAATTGCAGGGAACTCTCTCGTAGACAATCTGCAGCGAAAGAATCGGTTTATTCCTCTAATAATAAATTATTATGGAGGTAAAATATATGTTTGAAAATTTAAATTGGACACCTGTATATGTAAAAATTGGCGTTAAATGGAGAAATGAATATTATAGATGTGGGGATTTAATCAAAATAGATTTAATTTATAACACTGATAAGAATAAACATTACACTGCTTATATAGATTACGCTGACTTTGACGTAGTTAAGGAGTATAGTTTGTCGCCAAGACATGATAAGAAAAAGCCTGAATATATGGTATATGTTAATGTATCTCCTAGATTTGAGGGCACTGCATTATTACATAGATTATTAATGAAACCGCCTAGAAATATGGTTGTAGATCATATCAATAGGAATCCATTAGATAATCGTAGAATTAATCTTAGAATTTGTACCATAGATGAAAATAATAGAAATCTTTCATTAAGAAAGAATAACTCATCTGGAACTATGGGAGTGTATTATAAACCAGATAAGAAACATAAACCATGGGTAGCACAAAAGTATTACAGAGGAGCTTGGCTTCCAATAAAGTTATTCAAAACAAAAGAAGAAGCTATAGCTCATAGAAAGTATTTAGATGAAACATATAAATAAACCGAGGAGACGTTCGACGGTCAAAGGCTGAAATGCTTTGTAGAATCCAAGCGGAAAGAAATGCGTACCATCTCACTGAGATGTTGAAATGACCTGAACATGTATTACGGGCCACGTTAAGTATCTCCACACGTAATACGCTTTGTAGACGCGTATCTACATCGTGAGTAGCGATACTCAGACTGAAAGCTGAAACGCTTTGGCTATAGATTAGCGACCTATAGTTTAACAACACCTATCGAAAGATATTTGGACCATGATTAATAATATAGTCCTCTACTAGGGAAACTTAGTGGATGTAATCTAGTGAATTGCTGGGAAGTCCTAAAGCTTTATCGCCTATATGGAGACGAAAGTCAGAAACAAGGATAAAGATGTCATATGATGCAATAAAAGCCCTAGGTTGGGTTCTAAGTGACGACTCAATGGACAATCAGCAGGCAAGCCTCTAATGAGGAAGCTTCAACGACTAATAGTACATTCAAGCGAATGGAAGTGCTAGACACCTAAATAATAAGATAAGTATTACATGGTGAAGATATAGTCTGTACTATATAGAAATATATAGCAGTATGTTTAAATATATACGGGATTGAAGTAGCGAATCAATCTGAACATTATAGGGAGACAAAATTTCAAATAAACCGCTAAATAGTAAAGAGGCTGTAGAAGACGTACATAAAGCTCAAAACTCTTTACTTAATGCATACGACTACGACGGAAACTTCAGAAGAGCTACAGGAAAAGATGGAACACAAACGTATTACAGTCTTAGTAGAGATGCTAAGCACAATGAAAAACCAAAGAAAATACGTAATGACCATCCATTTGTGAAAGCTATTATGGACTGTAAGGAGGGAGATTTAGATATAGATTTAATATATCAACATCTATCTTCATACGACCCTGATGAAGAACCTGAAATGGCAGTATATGATACTGTCACTATAAAGAGATTTAATAAAGAAATAAAGACTACGATTGGTAGACTTATAATAAATAAAATAGTATTCTGGCCATTCTGGAATAATAAATCATTTCCATATCACGAAGCTGTATTTACAAAGAAGTATATGGATGAAATATTTATGGAGCTTGCTCAGTTAGTAATGACTAAGGAAGCTACTATGAGAGACGTAAACCATACTATAGACATGTTTACAGAATTCGGATTAAGACTTTCTACTGTATTCAATAGCAGTATAACTGTTCATATGATGACGCCTGGTGATGAATACAAGAAGATGAGAGATAGTATAATGAAACCAGCATTCCAAGAATATAGAAAAACTCATGATATGGGTATAATAGAAAAGGCTGAAAAGCAAGTATTGGATAATGCTAAGAAGATGTTCTCTGAGGACGATATGATGGAGTTATATGAATCTGGAGCTGCTGCTGAGATGAATAACGACTGGAAGACTATGAATGTAAGTATGGGAAGTTTGCCTAACTTGGATGGTACTGCTGAAGTTATCGTTGAAGATGCTTTGGCAGACGGAATATCGTTAGACTATACTGCAGAACTTACTAATACTGCTCAAAAAGGAGCTATAGATAGAGGAGGTAAGACTGCCTTAGCTGGAGTATTATACAAGCAATTAGTAAATGGATTCTCAAATGTGTTTGGAATTCGTGGAGATTGCGGTAGTACAAAAGGTATAGTTATGGAAACAGATAATAAATGGGATATAATGAACAGATATGCTATCGTAGGTAATAAATCTGTAAAGATTACTATGAAGAATGTCGATAAGTTCTTAAACAAGAAATTCATTATGAGAAGTCCTATGCACTGTAAAATGAAAGATACGAATGTATGTAGCTGTTGTGCTGGAGATAAGCCATTCGACATATTAGGAAAAGACCAAATCCCAATAGGATTATATGTAGGAGAAATAGCTACTGGTATACTTAATATGTTTATGAAATCTACACACGATTTACATATCACACAATTCGTAATAAAGGATTTAAATAACTACGTATATCCTAAAGGAAAGAAGAAGTTATTTGAAATAAAAGAAGACCCAATAGACCACAATGTAAAGATATACTGTTTAGAAGATATTACTTGGAGAATTCCATTATCTTCTATAGATGCTGAATACAACTATTACAATGTATTGGCATATGGAAGTATACTTACAGCTGGAAATGAAGAATATACTCTTACTTTGGGAACAGAAGTAAAATCTACTCCTAAAGAAATCATAAGACCTAATGTAGAAGAAGATAGAGAATTAGAAGCTCACTTAATATTTAAATATAATAAAGGAGACGTATTCTTAATTCAAACTAACTCATATCAAAGAGAAATGACTACTGCTAAGATATTCCAATTATATATGGGAGGAAACGTAAGTAATTTAATTCCTATGGATTTACACTTAATAACTATCTTTAATGCGATGAAAGCAAATAAGAAAGTTAAAGCAGCTCATATATCTTATGAGTTATTACTTGCTACTATTATTAGAGACCCTAATGATTTGAGTAAGACAGCAAGAGAAACAGGTAGTGATAAATATAAATTTATATCTGTTTATGAAGTAGGAGCTACTGGAGGAATGTTTAATGGACTATTCTCCAATGATGCAAATAAAGCTCTTATAATAAACTTAGCTAAATCTGAAAAAGAGCAAGCTAAGAAGATAAGTCCATTAGAAAAAGCTTTAAGAATGTAAAGGAGGAAGAATAAATGGCGATAGTAGAAATAACAGCAAATGGACAACCAGTAGCTATTAATACTGTGTTGATAGAACATATAGAGGGAACAGCTACTAAAACATTCACTGTTAAGAAAGGTGAAATGTATAGTGATGGATGTACAGGACATCCAAAGATAGCTGGAGCTGACACTTCGTATACTATTATAGATTGGACTAAAGACGTGAAGTTAGTAATGCTCAATGGAACGACCTATACGGTAAAACCAGACCAGCTACAAATATTGATATCTCAAGGAGAACTTGGATTAAGAAAGTCAAACCCAATAGCATATTAAGGAGGAAATTATGTCTAAGGTTTTAGATAGTAGATTACAACAAATTACAAGATTAATGGAAGGTACTATCTGTAAACAGGTTAAGTTAGCTGAGGCCTATGAATTTGAGATGGACCAAAAAGCACAATTTAATAGATATAGAGCTGCTATTGAAGAATATGACACTCTATCTGATTATAACTGGCTTATAGATGATGAATTATTTGAAGCTATAAACCGTAGTGTGGACCCATCTGATGCTATAGACAAAGAAACTTGGGATAAATTTTATGCTAAGAATGGTGCTGTATTAAAATCTAAGCTTAAAGATTTAGATATATATGATTCTGTAATGGACTTCCTAAGAAGTAATGTTATAATAGAGAAATATGTAGAATATAATCCTTATTATAGAATGCTTCTTGGGAAGCCTCCTATAAACACGGACGAGTCAGAATATATATGGATAGAAAGAACAGTAGTAACTCATGGAATAGCTTCTACTGAAAAAGTTCCTATACATAATTTGCCTAAATCTGAGATATTTAAATTAAAGCGTAATGGGAAACTAGATACGCTTATAGCTGAAAATCCAGATAAAGAATACTTGCAATATTTAGATAAAGATATAAATTTAATAGAAGCAAGACAGGCACAAGAATTTGAAATATTATACACTCCTAATAAGAGAGAGTTTAATGTATATAGAGAAATGTTTAATAATGAACGTAAAGTGTATTTAAAGACATATGGTTCTTCTTATATGAGAGATAGTAGCGATTATGACTCTGCTTTAGAACTTACTGTTATAAAGCTTCGTGCTGTTTGTATGTTCTTCATATTTACTTACAGTAATGTATTGAATAAAACAAGCTTTACGAAAGAAGAGTCTGAAGACAAGTTTAAAGAGCTTGGGCTTAACTTCCCATCTAGAATGCCAGATAGTTATAGAGATAGCTTGACGTTCGTATTAAACTATATATCTACGTATAAAGGAACAAACTACGCTTTAGTATTCATAGCTAAGAAGATATTCAGTGGACTTAGATTATACAAGTATTGGATAAGAAAAAGACCAAGAAACTTAGATGTTACAAATATAAATTATCCTGTGGGAGCAGATGGAGCTTTAATTCCTCCTGGAATTGAATATACTGATGCAAGAGTATACGATAAAGAAAAGCTTAAGAAAGCAAATCCAGGACATGTTTCCGTAGCAGGTAATAAGCTAGATGTATTTAAAACTACTCCTGAAAGTCTATATCAAGTAGACTTTGTATTAAAGCCTATTAATAGTACTAATATTATGGACTTTGATAACCAAGAGGGAGGAGTAGGAAATACTACATCGGAAGCAAATAGATTAGATGACGAATGGGCTGATATTAACCATGCGAAGTCTATTAAATATATACTACCTGAATATGAAGATTATAGTAAGGGTAGAACTAAAGAAGTAATATTATCATATGATGAAGTAGTACAAATGGACCCTAGATGGGAAAATAGTGCTGAAATGAAGCATTCTGTATTTAGCGAAGACTTTGCTTATGTTGAAAGTAAATATTTAGGAATAGATAATATCCTAAAGATAAGCGATTTTACAATAGGTATAGGAGTAGTTCATAGATATATACTTAAATATAAAGATATGCTTAAAACTAAGCTAGTAAATTATCGTAGTAGTGGTGCTGCACATTCGTTTTACGCAATGTGGATATACTTTATGACTATGGTAAACTACAATACTACTCATAATATAAATGCTCCAATAGCAGATGCTGTAGGCTGGGTAGATAAAGTATTAGATTTTAATACAATATTAACACATCCTACAATAAGATTCTATTGGCTTAATGAATTTGCACAAACAGGAATAGATATCACACTAGAAGAATTTCCAGACCCTGTAAATAATAATGACGACTTTATTAAAATGCTACAAAAGATAGAAAGAAGTATAGGACTTGCAAAGTTCTTAGATGCTGTATTACTACAAGCAAGAAATCACAAAGAAGTAGATATGATTTTAGAAGTATATAATTATGTAAGAATAGCTAAGAAACAACCAGATAAGTTTGATTCTACTGGTAGTGATAATAAATCATGGTATGATTATTTGACAGAAACAGACCCAGCTCTTGCATATCATTTCGATAAAATAATGATACATGATAGTGTAGAAGAGCTTAACATGGAATTTGACAACTTAACTACTGCTATTGAGAATGTAATCAAGGCAGAAGAGAATGCTGTCAATGGGTCTTTCCCAGATATCACAGAAGTTATATTCAGTGCTTCTATGTTATATGGAGGAATAGGGCAATATCTACAATATATATTAAGATTATTTAAAGCTTGGAGAGTAGAGTTCCTAGGAGATGGAGGAGTTATAATACTTATGGGAGATGGAGATGATTATCTTCTTATGATAGACCAGATAAAACCTATATCTGATATAAGTTTCAGAACTCCTAGATGGAATTATACTCAGTATCATTGGGTAGAGCCTGATGTAAAAGTTAATAATACTTTATGTGATAATTTAACTGTAGATGATGAGCTGTATTTAATTACTAGATATGGAGATATTAAAATAAGTTAAAGGAGATATTATGTTTAATAAATTAAAAGAATATTTAAAAAAGATATTTTTTAACATAGAAGATGATTTCAAATTATGGGACGGACGTTTATATAAATTGGAACAAATGCCAAATGGAGAGTTTAAAGAAGTAGAATTAGGAAAGAATAAAGTTTTACTTAGTGGACTTCAAGCAACTTGTAAACATCTATTTAATAAAGAATTTAAAATAGAAATGAATCCATTTGAACGTAATTTGTATAATGAGGCTGAAGTAGTAAACGACTTATCAGAAGTTACTACTACTCCTGGAAGTATTCCTTTTATAAAAGGATATAACGTTCTGTATGATGGAAGTGTTGGAACAGATGTAGTTCCATATGATAAACATAAGAAAGGATATACATTTGACCAAATGGTTCCTTTCAGATGTATCAATATAGAACTTGCTAAAAATATGATGGGTGCTCTTATGAGTAAATATGCTCATTATAGAATAAAAACATATCATCTATCTAATGGTCAAGATGTTCAATATGTAGAATTCTTTACTAAAAAGATAGATATAAACTATACTGTAACTACAGCAGATGGATTAGAAGTTTCTGTAAATGAACCAGATGAAAACTTAGTAACAGATAAAGATATAAGATGTCTTGCATCTTTTACTATTAATATAGAAGAAGAAGAACTTTCTGAATGGTTTAATCTTAATAATAAAGGTAAATCAGAAGCTTCTGGGTATAATGCTGTAGCTACTATGTGGGGTACAGATGCAACTATGAGTAAGTTTGGTACTACTTTTAATACTATAAGCAACTGCTATGTATTCAGTAGAGTAAACCACGCATTCGTACCACACGGTGTAGACGGAACTATTACTTGTATATACAAAATGAGATTAATATAGGGAGGAATTAGATGGCAACACCAAGTACAGATTGGTCAACTATAATAGCTGACATAATAAAAGATAACGGCAAAGCTTGGGAAGCTGAATTCCTAAAGATAAATAAAACTGCCGACGAAAGAATGAGAGCTTTAGATGCATTAAAAGAGGAGGCGGATATAGAGTGGAAAAGACTTTTATCCACTCCTATACAAAATGCTTATAAAATAGATGTAGACTCTAAAGCATTATACAATGATTATAAACATTGGGAAAGTTCATTAGACCCTTTACCAGAACACGGAATACTTACGGATGGAGATAGATATTATATAGATGCTAATGGGAAAATACATTGGAATACACGTTATTTAAATACAGATGAGTATAGACATAATAGAAATCAATATGTTTCTGATGAATATTTACCTGGTAAGGATTTCTTTACTACCAGATGGAGTAGCACTCCTACAGAAGTGTTAATAAAACAGCTTAAGTCTGGATTACTTGCGGGATTATTTAAAAAAGGTAAAGAAAACAGTGTAAACCAAACTATATCCGAATGGAGTGGATGGCTTAATGGTCTAGCTAAAGCTGAAAGACAGGCTTGGAAAGCTGGACTTAAAACAAATGCTGAAGATAGTAAGCGTAGAGCTTTAGCAGCCATAACTAGTATAATAAATCCAGCTTCCGCACAGAATGCATACAAAGATGCAGTACAAGGAATAAGACAAGATATAGCTGATGGACTTGGAAGAATGAGAGAACAGTTTATGACTGATATATATGGATTTGGAAACGATATGATAGATAGATTTCAAGAATTAGGTTCTAAATTCATAAATGGATATAGAGCAAAAGCATATGATTACAGCGTACAACTAGGAAGAGCAGCCGTCGGATATATGGCACAACGTTTTGGAGGCGTTGCTTCTAAGTTTGCAGGAGTAGTTCCAGATGCAGTTGCCAGAGTATTAGGTCCTAGTGGAAAGATACTTGGAGATACTCTTAATAAAGTTGCTGGTAGATTAGGTCTTAATAAATGGCTTGGAGATGTTAAAGGGGGAAGTGAAGTTCCTGATATAGCACTTGGAGGAGTTTATAACTTAGCTACAAAGCACGCGTCTATGGTAACCAATATAGTAAATAATGAAGACGTTGTAGGAAAGAGACTTACTCCAGAAATTCAACAAGAATGGGAAACACAACAGCTATTAGAAACTGGAGAAAAGTTTAGATATAGATTGGCTGTAATGCTGGAAGACTATGGTTATGTAAATACTATATTGCGTAGTATAAACTATACTAGAAGTTATCATTTTATTAATAGACCTGTATTAGAAAGTGAGACTAATGCGTATTATAGAAGTTATGTATTCTTCACTAGACCTAATCTTAATCTAATAATAGATGATGTATTAAATCCTGCATTAGACCAATATCCAGAGCTTAAAGCTATCGTCCTTACAGACCCAGGATTATATTCTGAATTATGTAGAGATGGAGCTTATAAAAGTAATCTATTCAAATTATTAAATAACTATGTAAAAGACGTAACTCCTCCTAGACTTCCAGAGTCTTCTAGAGAGGGAGTTATGAACATGCACGGTAAATCTATGCCTACTCCTGGTGTTCCAGAAATATATGGTGAAAATGAAATTACTGTAACATTTATGGATAATAATAGAGGAGATATATATAAACTTATGTATATGCTTTCTATGTATAAGGAATTCACTGCTAAACAAGGATTCCCAATGAGAGATGAGTATATAAAGTTTAAAGGACTGGATTACCTTATGAGTATTTATACAGTAGTGGTAGACCTTAACTGGAATGTCATTAACTTTGCAGTAGGTTATAGCCTAATCCCACCAGAACCTCCTACTCACTTGAGTGGATTTAAACTAGAGGGTCAAACTAAAAATGAACTTATGGAAGACTTTAGTATGACTTTTAAGTGTACTACATTTATTCCATTTGCTCCAGACCAATACGATACTTTCAATTTACTATCTGGATTTAACTTCAGCAATATGGTAGATATGAAAGGAGCGGATGGTATTTCGTTATTAGCTACTGGTAAAGATAATAAGACTATATTCTCGGAAGGTCCATCCCAAAGAAAACCATTACTTAGAGCTTCATTCAAACCTAGACAAGGAGACGACCCAGGTGATGAACCAGTCTTACCATTCAAAGGACTATTTGAAATGATGGCTATATCTCCAGGTTTTTATAGAATGAGTCAAAAGGTAGATAAAGATAACTTAATAGATACAAGATTGAATATAAAGCTAGGCTTTAGTTCTTAGGAGGAATATATGAGTGAAGAATTAAATCAAATAGGCTCAGCAGATAATAATGACCTATTGTATAAGCGTATAGCTTTAGCTGGTAGAGCGTATGCCAATGTAAATACATTTCATACTTTTGATAATGTATTTGGACACGTTGTATTCCATTTAGAACAATGGGTAAAACGTCATACAGATATAGTCTCTTTAGAAACGGAGATTATAAATAAACTACCAGAAGCTCAACGTACTAAAGATAGCTATAAGAAACTTCTTTCAAGGTCTATATTTCCACGTATAGTAGCTGGATATAATATAGACCCATCTCATGAAAAGTTTGTAGATTACGCCACTATGGATAGATTAGACCGTATTGGAGGGAATCCTACTATAGCTTTAATTGAAGTAAGAAGACAAGGAATAAAAAGAAAACCTGCTGACGCTTGGTATTATATGAAAGATGTGGACTTACTTATATTTGGAAGTCCTAAGTTTCAAACTGCTACAATATTCTTCTCTGTACTTGTAAATGAAGAGGCTAAAGCATATGAAGTATCAGAAATGATGAAGTATGCTTTTCCTTTGGAAGTACCTAAGCCTATTTATTATCAAAAACAAGAAAGAGCAGATATGCTTGAACCTATTTATATTCCTTATACGATAGAAACTATGTTGCCAGATAGTCTTATATTAGATTTAAAAACATTATTCAATATAACTGATAATGGCACTGATGGAGATTTACAGCTATTAGAAATACTTAGAGCTCATAGTAAAGAGCAAGTAGACTATATCGTAGATGGAGGAAACAGAGTAAGAGCATTTGTAGTTAAATATCAAGCACCTATAACGATAGTTGCTAAAAGTATAGAAGAAATAAATATAGAAGAAAATAATGTAAAAACTTGTGGAACTAAACTTGAGCTTCTTGTAAATTATCCTAAGTTTATGATGTATGGGTTAAGTGCTACATTAGAAAGACTTAACTTAGATAATCCTGCTATTCGTATTAAAGACGATGTAATAGAAGGATTTAAAACATATCAAGAAATTTATCAAGCATATTTCACAGAGTTTACTGACAACAAACTGTCATTATATAATATGGTAGAAGTTGAATATGCTGAGGAAGATGTTCGCATCGACCCAGATGGAAAAAAGTATACTGTATTAGATATAATAGATACTGTTTCTGAAGATATAAAGATGTCTAGATATTTAGAATTTCTTTATGATTGCTATGATGAAGAAGCTAGAAAAGATTTAATCTATATAGAATGTAAGCGTAGAAATCTAGAGTTTATGGAATATAATCATGAAAGAATGGACCCTGATTTTAAGTTTACAGATGAGACTATTATAGATTTAAGAGGAGACGCTGATAAAGTAGTGTTTATTGCTTTATACTTAAATAAAGAACACTATGTCAGATGGCAAGAAGAAACAGGATATATTAATAGAAGTAATTATAGTAATGTATAGGAGGTAACACAATGGCATCATCACCATTATTTATAAAATTCAAAGATACGTATAGTTTACTTTCATATGCTACAGAAGTAATTGGAATACATGAAGGATTTAGGTCTAAGCGTTATAAAGATACTAAAGGTATATGGACTATAGGATATGGATTTAACTTAGAGAGCGGTACATTTTCTAGAGAGAATGTAGTTAAATGGTCTAAGTTTGGTATATCTATAGAAGAAGCTAATGCTGTTCTTAGAGAGCATATTAAAGTGGTATTAGAGAAATTATTAAGAATGCCTTGGTATGCACAATTATCTAAAGCCAGACAGTTAGCTATATTAGATATGAGTTTTAATATGGGTATTGGATGGATAAACAGATGGAGTAATACTATCGGGTTTATTAAAGCTGGAAATTATAATTCTGCTGGTAAAGCAATAAGAGCATCTGCATATGCTAAACAAGTAGGAGCTAGAGCTTTAAGAAACGCCATTGCTTTAGAGCAAGATAGATATCCAATAGCTACTGCTACAGCAAGAGAATTAGTTTTAATATCAAATGATCCACATTATAATAAATAAGGAGATATAAATGGACGAAAAGATTAGAGATAGAAGACGTTATCGTTCTGGATTTACTCTAGAAGATAAAAAAGAATTAATGAGTATTGCACTTGCAGACTTAAATAGAAATGGTATTAAACCAGAAGACTTATCTCTATTATCTCCAGTATCTATTACTATACAAGCAATGTCAAACTTTCTAGATAGTATTTCTGTACTTACTGGAAATATAGCAAGAGAAAACAGTTTGATACATGCTCAACGTTATAGTAGTTTAATGAACCAATTAGCTCAGCATGCGAATGAAGTAGCTATTGCAAAGCCCTCTAGAATAGATATGTTCGTAAGAGTACCACTTAACGACGTTATGATATACGGTATTAAGACTCAAGCTAATACTTGGGAAATGAGATACACTGACACAAATACAGCCAGAATAGACGGACTTAAGTTTATGCCAGTGGAAAAAGAACATATAATAAAAGTAACTAAGAATATGGATGGTAGTTTAACACCAAGAGTATACTTAGACAGAGGTACTAAAAAAGAAGATGTCTTAGTCCAAATGGTAGAATACCAAGGAGTAAAAATACTTGGATTTAAGGCATCTTTTAAACAAGTAGAAATAGAAGAAAAAGAATATATCTTTTCGGATGACCAATTACAAATGTTTTTAGTAGAAACAAAACAACCGATATCAGATATATTCTTATATTATAGAGCTAATACTGGAGAAGAATGGAGACCTATAGGAAAGAGACTTTACTTTACTAGAGGAGCGGATGACTATCTAGAATATAGAATAGAAGCACAAAATAAAATACGTATCGACTTTAAGTATGTCCAAGGAGGTTTTAAACCAGCTGTCGGAGGAATGCTTAAAGTAGAGATACACCAAACAGCAGGTAGAGATGTTCGTACAATAGAACAAGCTATACCTGAAACTATAGAAATGAACACTACTCACATTGATTATGAACCAGTTGGAGTAGATTATTATATCAGTGATGGAGCTAAACTAGCTGTTACTGATAGAGAATACTTGCGTAATTTCATTATAAAACTAAAAGGAGCTAGACGTAGAATAGATACAGATAGTGATATGAAAACATTCTTACTTAACTATCCTGGTGAAAGTAAGTTTGAACCTAAGCTAGTTTTAAATGACGTTAAACATAGAATATTTAATATATATGCTACACTGTCTTTTAGAAGTGATACAGGAAGTTTAAAACGTACATTTACTGTACCTACTAACACTTGTAATCTTACTATTAAAAGACAGGATTTAGATACTAGAACTATTGACGGAATGACTTATTACTGTATGAGTGATAAACATGCTGTTAAGAGTACTCAAACTAGAGCTATGGATTTTAGTACTATAGTTCCTGGTATGAATACAATGACAGACGATATTCCTGGTGCTGTCGGAGGTATCAATTTAATGGACCCAAATAATATAGCTATGAACTATTATTATGTAACTCCGTTTATATTCAGCTATGACCCTAAAAATAATTTCTTAAGGTCGTATGCTATGGGACAATATGATACTCCATACTTAAGTTTCTCTACATTTGAAACATACACTAATAGTAGTGCTGTAAGATTTATTAATACATCTCTTAGAGTAAACGACTATTTAGACTTTACAGATACAACTAGAACTGCTTCTAGAAATGTATATGAAATAAGAGCTCAAATGAGATGCGAATCTGGGGATGATTATGCTCCAATATTAGGACAAACATTCCAAGCTACTCTTAAAGTAAAGTCTTATGATAAGAAAAATGATATTATAATATATGCGACATCTGTAGAAAAGCAAGAAGATGATAAATGGGATATCGTATTCCAAATAGATACAGATAGAAGAATATGGGGAGACGTTACTGAAATCACTTTTAGAGATGATTTAGACGACCCTCAACATAAAGCAACAGAATTAATAAAATGTAAATCAGAGGTAGAATTAGAACTTTCTAGAATAATTCCTAAAGTAGAAGCTATACCAGAAGAAAGAGACCCATACGGAGCTGTTATATCTCCTGCTGTACCTGAAATTCCTAGAAAGATAAATCGTATAAATGTTTATAGAAGTACTGTAGAGTTCTTCAGAGACATTACAGATAGCTTATATCTACAAACATCTATATCAGTAGATGGTTTATTTAAGTTTGTAGCTATACCTTTAGTTGAAATGGAGTTCTGGAGAAGTCCTAAAAATAGAATGAATATAGTAAAGGAAATAGATAATATAGCTAAGTTTATTAAATCTAATGTATATGATGAGCTTGATGAATACGGACTTACGTCTTCTACATTACATGACCAATTAGAAACATTATTTAGAGTAAGTATAAAGTTTACTAAGACACACGGATTAAGTAAATTCTTAGATGTAGGAAATACTGTAAGAAGACCTATTATAAACTTACAAGTTAGTCCTACTGCATATATACGTAAACTTGATAGTGATTTCGACGAAAGTGGAATTGCTTCTCAATTAAATCAACACTTAATAACTCATGATTACTTAATGACAGACTTCAACTTAAATGCTATTGTATTTAATACTATGGATAAAGCTGGAGATAGTGTTGACTTCTTACAATTTAAGAACTTGGATAATTATCCACCTGACCACTTGACTATAATGAGAAACAACAACAAAGTAAATAACTGGGACCCACCTGAAGTTTTAAGTATTAAACCAGTATACGTTCCAGTTGCTGATAACTATAAATTTAATATGACGTTTATTGACGCTTAGAGGAGGTAAAATAAGAAATGAAAGCCGCACTATTAATTAGAGGAGTAAACTCTACATATGTGTTTAAAACTGCTTTAGAGAACTTAGAAAGATGGTTTACGGATGAAAGATATGTGGATTATGGATTAGATAGACCTATATGGATAGAACGTTCTAATGATGAAAATTCTGCATTGATAGTTTATAATGGAAACATAAATGAACATAAGAAACTTCCTGAAAAAGAAGGTTCTTTCTTCACATCTGCTTATAATGATAAAAAGATAGGAGTTATATTTCAATCTTGTTTAGATAATAACAACAGTCCTATGCTTAAACCAGGGGATGGAGTTTATTTTGTAACAGATAAATCAGACGCTGCTACATTAAAGAACTTTGCTGATAAACTTAAAGGATTCTCAGTAGAATCTTTAGTAAACCCAGGAGCTATTGCTTCTATGGAAGGACATAATGAAAATGGAGAACTTAATAAGAGCGTAGTATTTGCTCTTATAGAAAAGATAGCTAGAGATAGTGAAATTATAGCATTAGAAAATGCAAGAAAACAAGAAGAAGAAATGAAAGAAGTTGTAGAGTATACTGGATTAGAAAACTTTGAACAAACTGATACTTCTGAAATAGACAGTCAAGTAGAGTTTTTAACTAGTATCCAAAATAATGGAGATATAGACCCTGCTTCTTTTGTAGAACCTGTATCAGAAGTTAATCCAGAAGATTTAGACCCAGAAGATAATGCAGATACAGTTCCTAAATTAAATCCTGATGGAAGTTATACTAGTGAGGAAACTATTATTAATAATAAAATGGTAGATAATACTGTTGATGATATTCTTAATGGAAATGTTGAAGCTGTAGAAGAAGATATAAAGCTTTCTGAGCCTGTATCTGAAGAAGTAAAGCCTGTAGTTGAACCAGTAGTGGAACCTAAAGCTACAACGCCAAATAACAGCATTGTAGAGGCTATAACAGGACTTATAACAAAGTTAGGAATTACTGAAGCTGAATTTATCAGTAGATTAGAAAAAGTTCTTCTTATAGGAAAAATGGCAGGAGGAGTATCATCTGCTAATGTAGAAGAACCTGATAATAAATTACAGGAAACTGTAGAACAAGCTGAGGTACAAACTGTAATAGAAGATAAAGTACCAGCAGAAGAACCAGCTGTTCCGACAGAATTAGAAAATGTAAATAGTGAAGAAATATTTGGAGAAGACTTTGAAGGAGATGAAAATGAAAGCAACACCGAACCTAGAGAAGAACATTCAGATAATACAGGAGAGGACAGCTCTAATGTGGAAGATAATGAACCAGTTCAAGAAGAACCAAAAGAAATAAATGAAGATGCACCTGCTGAAGAATTGATTAAAGAACTTGCTAATGAAAGTAAGAATGATGATGAGTTCTTTGAAATGCTTGTGGCTAGAAGAGTTAAATTTGGTATGCCTACATTACTTAAAGCTGCTTCAATCGACATGAGAAATTATGTTTTAACTGGAGTAGAAAATCACGTAGAACCAGCTACAAAGTCAAAGAGAATTAATTTGATATAAACTATATATATTTAAGCATATATAGCAATATATAAATAAAATATTTTAGGAGGATTTAATTATGGTAACACAATGGATTGCAAGTTGGAAAGAAAGAGGAATGAACGGAGCACCTGACAAAAGATTAGTTTTAGTTATGGAAGATTATGACTATGCTTTTAAAATGGAAGAACTTGTGGAAAATAAATATGTAGAAAGAGGTAAAATAGTAATACCACATCAATCTACAGATATGAATAGATTACTACAAGGATTTTTCCATAAGTTACAAACTTTGAAATCTAAAACATTTACAGCAGGAGATAAAGCTCCAGCTCCAATATTATTTGACGTGACATTACCTATATTTAAAAATGGTAGCGTGGACGTATTGAGATTCACTTCTGTGAATTTGGTTGAGGGAGATAAGTTTAAGAGAGAAAGTATTTTATATATTTATAAATTTCCATCATATGAAGTATATAAAGATATAAATGCAAAGATACCTGAAAGAGGACAACTTAAAGTTATCCCATCTGAATACTTAGTGTCATCTATAAAGTTTAGTAATATGCCTATCACTAATGGAAGTTTCGTTTATAATGATTGTGCTATTATTGATAGTATAGCTCACGCTTTAGATGCTTCTGAAGCAGCTAGAATATGGCATGCTACTATTAAACAACTTGACGCTATGGCTGCACAACAAAACAATGGACAAAGTAACAGTAGTAATACTACTGAAACTTATACAAGAAATGATTCTGCTCACGGATTATCAGAAGAATCTAATTCTTCATATACAGAATCATATGAACGTCCATACTAAAAATAATGGGAGTGTAACAGCTCCCATCTTATTTTTTTAAGGAGGAATTATGTGGTTTGATTTAGATTACAAATCAGCAAAGATTGATAAGAAATGGAATATAGGAAACTTTATTACATCTTCTTATAAGACTGCAAGAGGTATTACCGTAAACGGTGCAGATGCTTCTGAAGTAGATTTAAATAAGAATTTGAATGCTATAGTAAAAGACTATGGTAGAAATGAAAAAGAGTATGATACTCTTTATAGAGAACTTATGCTTAAAAGAAATGAAACAAAAAAAGAAATAAGTGAAATGAAAGCTAGTAATGCTAAGTTTGCAGATATAATCTCTGCTCAAAATAACGATATTACTATTATGGGAACACAACTTAGAGTGCTGGAAGATAAGCAAAAGCTTACTAGTGAAAAATATAAAACTATGCAAGCTGAAAGAAAGTTATGGAAAGAACTTACTGCTAAACAAGTAGTAGAAGAAAAACCAGCTGTAAATAACTTTATATCTAACAGTCCTTTATCTGTAGGTCAAATGGCAACATCTACAGCAGTTCCTACTACTATTCCTATCGCTGCGGTAGCACCTACTGCTATTCCTACTGTAGAACACAAAAGACCAGAAAACTTCTTAGACCCTATATATGAAACAGCTAATGCTGAGCTTAAGGATAAAGAAGAAAAGGAGGGTGCCAAAAGTCCCAGTGCACCAATAGCTCCAGCTCCAGGGTCTGACATAGTAGTGTCTAGAGATGTGTATGGTAATGCTGTAAGAACAGTAGCAGACCAGCTTGATGAGAAAATGGATATAGTAAAAGTAAGATTAGCTAAAAAAGATAATCTTATAAATGCTAGCAATGCTCTTGGACATAATTATAACACTTCTATAGATAATATAATTATGAATAAGACGCCTCATAAAGTGAAGCTATTTGTAAATCCAGATACAGGAAGATTTTGGGAAAAAGCCTTTACTAGAGATGAAAATGGAGAATACACAATAGAAGCTAAAGAGTTTCATCCAAGAAGTGTAACTCATTTAGGAGACTTACAATTTGATATTATGGCTAAACAAGTAACTACTTATTATGATGACGTTCCTATAGAATTTGAATTAGACAGAAACGAAAGTCATATGGGAGATTTCTATATGCAAGAATGGAATGACCCTAAGACAGAAAAGTTCTTAATACCAACTGAAATAACAAATCAAATGGAAAGTGTATTGGGGTGATAATTATGAAGAAAGAAGTAGATGTAGAACTTGCTAGAAGTATATGTAAAAAAGTTACTGAATTGTGTGAGACTTATGGTGTAGATTTCTTCTTTGTAACACCTGGAGCTAGTGCTACTAGAAATAAAGGTAGTGATGCTGTACGTAATGCCAGAGAAGCTCATATACAATGGGAATTAAAAAATAACAGTGACCCATATGAGGATTGGCGTAAATAAATGTAAACCCCTCCTTTGAGAGGGGAATGCATCTATTTACGTCATTGATAACTATATATCTTTACGTATATTATAGTAAAGGTGGTGAGTTATTATGACTGATATTGACATCAGACAGTTTAAAGAAAGATTTATAAATGCCTTTAACCGTAAAGTGCATAGTAAGTCTTTAGCGAACATTATTAATAGATTCCATGATAAAGTGTTCGCATTTGATGGATTCAATGTTGACGAACTTAAAAAGTTTAAAGACATGTATCCTGAAGTATTCAGTTTGATAGAACGTAAATGCAATACGTATTTCTATTAAACTGTCTAATAAGTGTTACGTCATTGATAACTATATATCT